CTTGCCCTTTCAAGGGATGATTAAAAGATGGTATAAGGCCGCAAAGGCAACATCAAAACGTAAGAAAAATGAGTGATATAAACTCTGCGATATTAGAAAGATTAGAAAAAGTTGTTGACACCTTACAGGAGAACTCTGTAAAGATGGGTCAGCTGCTTGCGGTTCATAATGAGAAGTTAGATAAACAAGATCGTATTGATGCAGTTCTATTTGAAAAGGTAGAAGCATTACACAAGGACTTAGACAAGTCAACAGCAGAAATTAAGAAAGGATGTGAGAGAGATATAATGAAGGTAGAAGAACGCCTAAGGATCATAGAGAAGAAGATGTGGTCAATCGCTGGTGGTATAGGTATTATATCCATTCTCGTCAGTCCTATGGGTCAGAGAATCTTAAAGGGGTTGCAGACTCAACCAAATGCTGTTATACTAGAATCACAAAGAGTGGTTGATCTTGGATCTAGTAGACACGAAATACATAAGTTTAGTATCAGCTAGACTACAAAAGTTTTCAAAGAAGAGTAGAGGATTATATAATTTTAGATGCCCTTACTGTGGGGATTCTAGTAAGTATAAGAATAAAGCGAGGGGATTTCTATATCCTATAAAGAATGATTATAACTTCAAGTGTCACAACTGTGGCGTTTCTAAAACACTTACTAATTTTCTTCGGGATCAAGACACCATACTGCACAAGCAGTATATCATGGAGAGATACAAAAAAGGCACTGTAGGACTGGGATCTAACACCCCTGTACCTAAATTTGACCTACCAAAACCTGTATTTATCAAAGACAAATTTAAGATAGATTTAGAAAACATAGCCAGTCTAAATAAATCACATCCCGCTCGAATATACCTAGAACAAAGTAGGAAAATATCTGGTAAAATACTAGAACATTTATACTATTGCAATAACTTTAAGGAGTGGACTAATGCACAAAAGCAAACGTTTGATGATGTTACAAATGATGAGCCCAGAATCATCATTCCGCTTAGGTACAAAGGTACACTCATAGGATATCAAGGAAGATCTTTACTTCCTAAGTCCAAAATCAAATACATCACGATCATGTTGGAGGACGATGCTCCGAAGATATATGGTCTCGACAATATCAAAACTGGGGAAACTGTTTACGTTACGGAAGGACCTTTTGACTCCACATTCATTTCTAATTCAATCGCAATGTGTGGAGCGGATGGTGATGTCAGCAAATGGGGAATCACTAACCCTGTTTGGATATATGACAACGAGCCAAGGAACAGACAAATAGTTGAAAGACTTGCCACCACTATTAATAGAGGTGACAGGGTGGTTATATTCCCTAAAAATATTCTTGAAAAGGACATAAATGACATGTATCTTAGTGGACAAAATGTGCAAAGGGTGGTAGAATCAAATATCTACCAAGGATTAGAAGCCAAATTAAAATTACAAGATTGGAAACGAGTATGAGCAATGGTATTAAGGTAGTCAAGAGGCAAGGACACATTGAGCCTCTCGACTTAGAGAAGATGCACAAGATGGTTGAATTAGCGTGTGAGGGTCTTGCAGGGGTCTCTGCAAGTCAAGTAGAGATACAATCAGGTATACAGTTCTATGACGGTATTACCACCGCAGAAATTCAAGGAATCCTAGTTAAGTCAGCAAGTGATCTTATTTCACTAGATGTTCCAAACTATCAGTATGTTGCTGCTAGACTACTTCTCTTTGGTCTTAGGAAAAATCTTTATGGTAGAATCCATGAAGTTCCTACTTTGATCGATCAGATTCAAAGAGGCGTTGATAAAGGAATATATGATGAGGATATACTCAAGAAGTATTCCAAGAAAGAAATTGAAACTCTAGATAATACAATAGACCACGAACGAGACTACTTATTTACCTATGCTGGACTCAGACAAGTAGTAGATAAGTACCTAGTACAGGATAGAAGTTCTGGTGAGGTCTATGAAACACCTCAGTTCATGTACATGCTCATTGCAATGACTATCTTTGCAGAGTATCCAGATGAAAACAGATTAGATTACGTTACACGTTACTACAATGCCATTTCCCGACACAAAATCAACATCCCAACACCAATCATGGGAGGTGTTAGAACGCCTATTCGGCAGTTTGCGTCTTGCGTTCTGGTTGATATTGACGACACCTTGGATAGTATTTTTACTTCTGATATGGCCATTGGTCGTTATGTCGCACAAAGGGCTGGAATCGGTATCAACGCAGGTAGGATCAGGGGTATCAACAGTAAAATCAGGGGTGGAGAAGTTCAACACACAGGTGTTGTACCGTTCCTCAAAAAGTTTGAAGCAACTGTCAGATGTTGCACTCAAAATGGCATTAGAGGTGGATCAGCGACTGTCCACTTCCCAATCTGGCACCAAGAAATAAGGGATATATTAGTACTAAAGAACAATAAAGGAACGGAGGACAATCGTGTCAGAAAACTTGACTACTCAATCCAAATCTCGAAACTTTTCTATGAAAGGTTTATCGAAGATAAGGAAATCACGCTTTTTTCTCCCCATAGTTGTCCTAACTTGTTTGAGAGTTTTGGGACCCCTGAGTTTGATGAGTTATATTGCCGTTACGAACTGGATGAATCAATCCCCAAGCGAACAATCGGAGCTCAAGAACTAATTATGAACCTCCTTAAGGAGAGGGCAGAGACAGGTCGTATCTATATCATGAATATTGACCACTGTAATGAACACTCCTCCTTCAAGGACAAGGTAAGTATGTCTAACCTATGTCAGGAGATCACTCTACCTACAGAACCTATTCAACATATTGATTCTATAGATGGTGAGATTGCACTCTGTATTCTATCAGCTATCAATGTAGGTAAGATTGGTAGATTGGAGGAGTTAGAAGACCTTTGTGACCTCTCTGTGAGGTCTCTAGAGGAGTTGATTGACTATCAAGATTATCCTGTGAGAGCAGCAGAGATCGCCACATTGGGTCGTAGATCGCTTGGAGTGGGGTTCATTGGTCTCGCACATTATCTTGCTAAGAATGGACATAAATACGACTCACAAGGCGCCTGGGATGCAGTACATAGACTTACTGAAAGTTTCCAGTATCATCTATTGAAAGCATCTAATCAAATTGCAAAAGAAAAAGGTCCTTGTGCTGATTTCACATCCACAAAATACTCCGATGGAATTCTTCCTATTGATACATATAAGAACGACGTAGATGAAATCACACAGGTAGAATTAAAACATGATTGGGAATCTCTTAGAGCATCTATCTTGGAATTCGGACTTAGACACAGCACATTGTCCGCACAGATGCCATCGGAGAGCAGTTCCGTTGTGTCTAATGCAACAAACGGAATCGAACCGCCAAGAGATTATCTGTCCATTAAGAAGTCAAAGAAAGGGCCTCTTAAACAAGTGGTTCCGTCTTATGGACATCTAAAGAATAATTATACCCTCCTCTGGGAAATGCAGGGTAATGATGGATATATCAAAGTAGTTGCAGTGATGCAGAAGTTCTTTGATCAAGCCATCAGTGGTAACTGGAGTTACAATCCCACACAGTATCCTGATAACGAAGTGCCTATATCAGTGATGGCACAGGACTTTTTAGCCACATACAAGTATGGTTGGAAGACCTCCTATTATCAGAATACTTACGATATGAAATCTGATGACGTTGATGATGTAGAAGAAGTGAAACCACAACTAGAAAAACTATTCACCGAACTATCAGAGGAGCAAGAGTGTGACAGTTGCACCATCTAAACCTGACGGCATGACCGTCTTTAATTCAGAAGAAGTCGATACTAAGAAACAACCAATGTTTTTTGGTAAACCTTTGGGTGTACAGAGGTATGACTCTTTTAAATACCCTGTGTTTGACAGACTTACTACTCAAATGCTAGGGTATTTCTGGAGACCAGAAGAGGTTTCCTTGCAGAAGGATAGAGCAGACTATCAATCTCTACGTCCAGAACAGAAACACATCTTTACATCTAATCTAAAATACCAAATTCTTTTAGATTCTGTACAAGGTCGTGGTCCTGGAATGGCTTTCTCACCTTATTGTGCCTTACCAGAGTTGGAAGGTGCTATGAATGTGTGGCAATTTATGGAGATGATACACTCCAAATCCTATACATATATTATCAAGAATGTGTATCCCGAACCATCCGAAGTATTTGATACCATTCTCAATGATGAAAGAATTTTAGACCGAGCAAAATCAGTAACTCGGGCATACGATGAATTTATAAATGAAGCCCATCAATGGGATCAAAGTAATCTATGGAAAGACGGATGGGAAAACTCTCAAGCAAAGGATTTCGCACTAAATGAACTCAAAAGAAAGCTCTATAGAGCGGTTGCAAATGTTAACATACTTGAAGGAATTAGGTTCTATGTCTCCTTCGCATGTTCGTTTGCATTTGGAGAACTTAAACTTATGGAAGGATCAGCAAAAATTATATCCCTCATCAGTAGGGATGAAAACCAGCATCTAGTTCTCACTCAAAACATAATGAAGAACTGGATGAATGGTGATGATCCAGAGATGCAAAAGATCGCAGAGGAAGAAAGAAATAATGTAATTAGTATGTTTAAAAATGCAGTTGAAGAGGAGAAGGATTGGGCTGAATACCTATTCAGTGGCGGTTCTATGATTGGTTTGAATGACAAATTGTTAAATCAATACGTTGAGTGGATTGCTAACAAGAGAATGAAAGCTCTTGGTATTGATCCCATCTATGATCAACCATTAAGAAACAATCCATTGCCTTGGACACAACACTGGATCTCATCTAAGGGATTACAAGTTGCACCACAGGAAACAGAGGTTGAATCTTATGTTGTTGGTGGTATAAAACAAGATATGAAGAAGAACGCCTTTAGCGGTTTTAAACTCTGATATATAGTAGGATACACTATATTTTACTATGGCAGACACAAAGACTCCTCCTAAAGAGGATAAGCCAAAAGGTCTAATTGGTAAATTAAAAGAAGCTGCGGAAGACAAAGAAGAACAGATGATGATCCTGAGTACATTTGTACGACTAGGCATCTTGGTCTGGAGTGGTGCGATATTAACTCTCGCATACGTTGAATTGCCACCAGCTCTTAAAATACCAAAACAAGATCTTGATCCAACTTTCATAGCATCTGTCTTTACTGGCGTGCTAGCAACTTTCGGCGTTCAAGCTGGAAAGAGTAAGAGTAATGGTGGATCTAGTGGTGGTGCAAACATATCTAAAAAAGATATGGAGATCCTCATTGAAAAGGCATCTCAGACTGCCCCTGCACAGGTAGTTCGTATTGAACAGGCTCCTGTGAAAATTGTCCCTGATCAAAAATAATCATGTTACAAAAAATCGTAAATGGAATCGCTATTACTAGTGGTGTTATATCTCTCGCCGTCGTGGGTACTGTTGGGTATGTATTCATACGCAAGGATGCGATTATCGAAAACGTCAAAGGCAAGATAATGGAATCTGTGATGCCAGGCGGAATGAGTGGAATACTTGGTGAAGGAGCTGGCAC